CCGCCAGTATTAGCAGTTGCTGTGTCTGCTATCGTAATTGTGTAGTTGTCCGCATCGGTTACTGACACAACGGTGTGTTGATTGTTTAATAAGACTTCTTCCAGTTCTCCGACAGTTGAAGCACCGCTAATAATTATAGTGTCGCCAACGGCTAGGCCGTGGGCTGTACTATTAATAGATACATTACTTGTAGAGGCAGTTGTAGTTGTTATTGGATCAACAGCAAGGCTTTGACTTAATATAGAAGAAGCTAATGGGTAACTCTTTGTGTTAGCTTGATTCCAAGTTCCACGTACCAAACTGCCCGTGCACCATACACTATCCTCATAATTATATATAACGTATCTATCGTTTTCACCATTACCTGATTCAGATGGATAAAACCAAATCACCTCAGAAAAATCAGGATTAGACCCTGCTACAACTTTATGACTTTGGCTTAAGTCGAAGTCGTGAAATACAGTTGTGAGCACGGTACAGTTTAATTTTTCGACACCACCTGTATACATATAAAAGTCTCCCCTGTCCATGAAGAAAACTACACCATTAGCATTAATAGCTGCATTAGGCGAAATCAAAGACATTCCTTTTCCTACTTCTGTAAATGAGAAATAGAAGGGACCCCCAGTATATCTCATGCTTACTAGTCCAGCATCTGTCCAAATTAGTATTTCCTGCTTAGTAGAAAGGCCACCAATAATTTCAGATCCTGTAGATAATTTCTGTCCACCTGCACTATTTGTAGATAGTGCTTGCCAGGTTCCCACTGTTTGTGAGCTAGACCATCTAACATTAAGTGGATTGATTGTTGTTTCATTAACTCCAGTACATCCTAATGCTATTACATGACTACCAGATTCAGACATCAATACTTGATATGCAGCCACAGGAGGATAATATGTTCCTGCTTTATATGAGAGGCTTACTGAAGAACCACCTCCAGTTGTAGTACTTGAGGCTGCGTCACCAGTATCGACCGTAAACACCCTACCACTAGGTGTCTCTGTAATAGTAAGCTCCTGATTAATATTATCGGCAAGTATACCACCAACTGCTGCTGAACCTGACAAGGTAACCTTATCCCCGACAGCCGCCCCATGACCAGCTTTATCTGTAACAGTAATAACACTAGAAAGATCAGTAACTGATATTGGATCAGAGGTTAAAACAAGTGTTCTTCTTACAACATCCTCAAGAGGCTTTGCCCTTACAGTAATTCCACCACTTTCATCCCAATAATAAATTTTACCCTGACGAACACATGCAAGTAGATCATCGCCAAAATTATCTAATGACCAAATACGTAGCTGATTAGATTGCGTGAGGAATGCCGCATGACCAAACAAGTCGGAACCCCATGTACCCGATCCCCATCCAGCACCATCCACATACATGTCTAGGCCAGTATTTATTTGAAATGCAGCAGTTTTACTGGTTCCTCCTCCTGCTGATACAGTTGAAGAAGCCTGTGTATCGCATACAACACGAAACTTAGTTGTAGGGTTGGCCCCAAGTGGATCACCTAACGCTACAATACGATGCTCTATATTAAGGCTACCAATACCAATCCCACCTGTTGCTGTTAGAAGGATTGGTGTTACATAATCTCCTACCACTGCTCCATGAACACCAGACGCAGTAATCGTGATTATAGAAGTATCATCTACAGTAGCTACAGGATTAGCAGCTAACGCCAGCGTAGTGCGTAGGGGGGTAACATCGTAGTATCCACCACCCAATTGTACATAAAGTTTTAAGTGGGTTGCAATTCCTACATACTTGCTCCCATCATTTGTCACCCAATCATGTAACCCCCTACATGTACCAAGAAATGAAGCAGTTATAAACTTCACCCATCCACCAAGTTTTTCAGCAAAGCCCTTATGAAATCTTACTTTATCTGTATCATACCACGTGCCTTCGGCACTATATCTAGTGCCATCCGTGTGTAGGCCAGGTTTAGGAGAGATTTTTATAAAGCTCATATTAATGCTTCCATCATTTTTAGTTTTTCTTTTCTTCTAACCATTCATTTTTTAACCAAAAAATGTGGCTTATCACCATCTAGATGCCCTCCAACAACATCGTTACTAGAAATATTTGCAGCTAACAATGCAAAGTTTAAATTAGCCTGAGCTTCATTTGTAGCAGTCAATAAGGCTTTAAATAGATTTGCTTGTTCAACAGAAAGATATACTAGCTTAGGCTCCTCTGCTGTCTTGCCATTAGTCTTTTTTACTGGCGAACCTTTCTTTAAGGTTTGCTGTTTCTGCTTCGACTGATGCGAGACGTTCTCCATGAGTATCTACCTTTGATCCAATACGGTTTACAGTACGCTCTATCTGAGCGAGGGACCGTTTAGCCCCATTTAGTCCAGCTTTAACTCCGCCATAGGCGGCCCCTGCTGCGGCTGGTATAGCGAGTAGGGATATTAAATTCATCATCTCAGCTTCCATCTTCAACTTCTTCAGGTTTCAGAGGCTCCAGAATCGGCCTACCATCGTCATCCGTCCATGACGTATCCATCATATGTTCATCTTGTCTTTCAGCTACGACCATCCAGCTAACCGTATCGTTACTAATTGAGTCTTTGCAGGTGATAATTAGCGTTGATCCTGAGACAGATCCCTTGAGTGCTGACCAGCCAGATTCGTTCTGCAAGAAGACTTGTGGGTCACGACACAGTAGCTCCCATGTTCCGTCCGCCATTCCGACCTCTGCATCTAGGTCTACACTGGCACTCCCACTAGAAAGAGCTACAGATCCTCTATAAATCAGATCGGCACGGGGACTCTCAGTAAATGAGTGGACGAGGGAGTGAGTGTCCTTCATCGAAGGAAGTGGGTGATCTATTTTGAAACTTCCAGATCCCTTGGACAATGCTCCTGCGACAGCAACATTACCAGCATAAGGATTAAGGTGGATTGTTTTTGAACTACTGCCGTCTTGATAAACACCTTGAATATAGGCCTCGCCAGAACTAGCAGTTCCGAGTGCCATACCAAAACCAGTGTTCACGTTGCTCCTTATAAACAGACCAGCATTGTCGACAGAGTCAGCGGCTTCTGTTGCCCCAGTACTTCCTGTACCCAAGCACCATGGTGCCGTAGTTCCATCTGAAGAAATGCTGTCGAGAGCTATGTCACCTACGTTGGTGATAGCCGCATCACCGCACGTAATCCCTGCTGATGCCGTAACCACCCCTGTAAGAAGCGATGTCCCACTGACATCCAAGTTGCCATTTAGATCCAGCACAGTGGTGTTCATTTGGGTTGCTGGGCCATACAAGTCCAGCACTGTGCTACTGGCTCCATTAACCAGAACATTGAACAGCATCTCTCCATCTTCTGTGCCGTCTGTTACATCTATGGATTTGCTGGTAATCATTGTATAGGTGACTAGTTCGTCTGCATCGTTGCGTCCTTGGCTGTAAATTCTACCGATAGCATCGCCATCTGCTGGGGAGGCAGTGTCTCTGTCCAATAGCAGAAGCGGTCCAGCACTAGCGTCAGCATCGGTGCATATCAACTGTAGGGCGGCAGAGTTGTCAGCGACTGTCATAGACATCGAACCATTCAATAGTAGCCCAGTATCGTGTACGTGGGTCAGAGTGACCTCACTATCTGCTCCAAATGCAAGCACTGCGGCATCGCTGTTCAATCTCAGGTCATTACTGATGGCAACCATAGTACTTGCGTATATATCAACGGTTGCTTCGCCATTAATTCTTAGAACTCCATCACCAGACTGCTGGATGTAAGAAGCACTATCGCCAAACTGTAACGCTCTAGTAGAGTTAAGGATCAACCCTGTGTCGTGAACATGGGTCAGGGTTGTGTCATTGTTAGCTCCAAATCCAAGCACAGCAAGATCGCTATTTAGCAATAAGTCATTACTTACATTGACAGAGGTGCTTCCATACAGATCAAGCGTTGCTTCACCGTCAATCCTGAGTACACCATCAGCACTTTGAAATATTCTTGAGGCAGCATCTCCAAACCGTATTTCACTAGTACCACTAACTACGATCCCTGCCGTGGCAGTGACAGCACCAGTGAGGGTGCTTGCACCATCGACAGTAAGTGTGCTTGATATCTGCATGTCAGCGAATACATCAATAACAGCCGCAGAACCACCAGTACCATCCGTATAAATTGTTTTAACCTTACCATTTGCGATTGTAACATTGGCACCACCACCACTTTGACTAATAATAATATTCTGTGAGCCAGCGGTAGCGTTTTCAATAAACCAAACCTTGTTGATTGTATTGGGTGCAAGGGTGATCGTACAAGCAGAGTCTAGAGTACCTGTGTACTTTAAGAATAATGCTCGGCCCTCAGCTACAGCACCATTTGCTATAGTGGTGGTATGAGTATCAGCGTTAAGACTAATAGCTTCCGTGCCAGAACCAAACGCATCAGCTATTAGCTCTAGGTTGAGATTGGTCTTGGTCCCCCAAGTACCGTCCTCAGCACCTGTAGCAATTTCATATAACCCTAAATTATTAACATATGTCATGCTTATTTCCTTGTTTCATCATGTTGCTATAGTTTCCCAGTCTGGAGTTTGTGAGTCGCTGACAGGTAGCCACCCAGGAGTTTGTGAGTCGCTAACAGGTAGCCAGCCAGGAGTTTGTGAATCATCTATTAATCCCCATACATTTACATTTGATATTTCTGTTGTACCAACTACACCAGTTACATCTACTATAGCTGTACCAGTAACCGTTGTGCTTCCTACTGCACCAGTTCCAGCTAATCCAGTAACATCAACATTGCCATCACCTGCAACTGATACTGATCCTAATCCACCTGTTGCAGCCAGGCCAGTAGCTGTGATTGATACATCTACAGTTACTGATACCGTACCTAATGCACTCGTTGCAGCCAAACCTGTTATCGAAAGATTTGCATCTCCCGAAACACTAACTGATCCTACTGCACTTGTTCCAGCTAATCCCGTTAAGGTAACATTTGATGTGCCTGTTACCGTAACACTTCCTACTGCACCCGTTGCTGCTACTCCCGTGGAAGTAACATTTGCATCTGCGGTTACTGATACCGTTCCTAATGCACTTGTTCCAGCCAGTCCTGTAACTGTAACATTTGCATCGCCTACAACTGATACCGTTCCTACTGCACCTGTACCTGCTATACCTGTTACTTCAACGGGTACAGGGCTACCCCATGTGCTAGAACCCCATGTAGATCGGCCCCAACCTGTTATATCTGCCATATTAGGCTATACGAATTATTGCATTACTCGCATCTGCCACAGGGAAAGCAACCGTGAACGTACCAGCGGTAGCTGTTTTCAATGCACCAAAATCTAAAATAAGAACAGACGCATCACTAGCATGACTGTCATTAAAAATCATTGCACCCATAGCCGAAAAGGTAGCAGTAGACCACGAGGCATCAGGCGAAAAATCAGCTATAGCCGTTGTTCCACTAGTCGTAGGATTTACATTCGCAAGTGCTACTCCTTTTGCTGTGTAGCCCGTCCCGCTTATTTCATTACCCGTAGTATACGCTGTAGTGGCAGCATTGAATGATGCACTATCTGTATACAAGGCCATCCTAAAGGTATGAGCACCGTTATTAAAATCATGCTCGGCCTCCAATAATTCCTGCTTAAAAGAGGTACACATAAAATTTCCTGAAAATGCCATTATAGTTTCTCCACTGAGTTAGCCAAGTCATTGTGACCTGCTGACCTCAACAGGTGGATGACCTTAGAGCGATCTTCCTTTATTGCTTCCCATATATAATGCTGTACTGCCTTATGAACATACGCCTTAAACTCTTTTGCTTGTTCAGCAATAGTAGGGTGAGCATTTTTTCCTACGGATATTATAGTATCCGTAGCTCTTTCTGCCCAATGACTTGGGCCAAGAGTACCATTACTGCTTGTAGTAACCGTTACGTTTCCTACTTCTAAGTTAAGCATTATCTTATATTTACCCTTGGAGTACCATCCCTATATTCATCTCCAGTCATTCGTCCTTCTGCTTCTATCTTTAACAACTGTAGAGCTTCTGTATATCTTTGGTTATAAAGTTGCATTAAATCTGCTTCACCCTTCATGTATGTATACGCTTCAACAAGTGATCCGTAAAGTAATGCAGTGTCTGCATTCGTGCCTAGCCATGATGTATTAGCGTCAACGCCAACTATAGAGTTCGGCATGTAGTAATAATGTAACTCAGTTACATAGTTTGCGTCAGCCGAGTTAAGACCAGGCGTTGGTCCAATAATAAATGTGTCGCTCGCAAAGGTGCCGTAGTATTTAGGCGTACCTGTAGTAGAAGCATTCGGATATGTAGACCTAATAAAGTTTGCGTCTTTATTTAATAAAAATATTTGATTACTAGCATCTGTTATTGACAAGGACAGTGGAAAAAGAAAGTCTGACGGCATAGCCAAATATGGACTACCACTTGTCATTGTGCCCGCTGTATTTTTACGGTTTACTGGCAAGTTTACAGAACGATAGATTCGTTGCTCTGCTTGTTTTACAAATGTTGGTATGGTATCATTAAAATCCGTACCAGTATTATTTGTGTAATCCTGTATGGCACTCTTCAAATCTAGATAATTCATGTTGTAGTCACCGTTACTGTACCGACTGAGCCAGTAACAAGTAAGTTGTTAGGTGTTAAT